AGCATCATTAAATTCATTTAGTTTTCTGACCCACCATTGCTGCGGTTTATTTACATATTGGCTAACATTTTCTATGCCGTCTGAAGTTTTCATCTCATCCTGATACTTTTCTGGATCAAATGACCAAGCTGTAAGTCCAGCCATGCCCCAGGCTTTAAATTTGACATTGATTTCTGGGTTCCAGTGTTGCCATACTCTAGTTGAGTGACAATCCCCTATAAGGTAGATTTTTTTCATAATTTATTGTATCATTCTATGTATCACTTGATCTTAGGTCTTAGGTCTTATATATTTAATATTTATTATTTATTGATTTGCTGACCCCCCGACCCCCCTATTGGAAGTATACTATTTACAAATTCTATGTCAAGCTTTTTCCTACAAGCCCGACTGCATATCTGTCTGTAGTTCCTACTTCTCTTACGCCGTGCTTATATAATTCTTCAAAACCTGGATGAAATACTATAGATCCTCTTTTAGGAGAGTAGTCAATGTTTAACTTACTGTAATACAGCTCGCCACCAGTAAAATTATCATTTAAGTATATTGTAGCTGACATGAATTTATTATTAATTCCGTCTTTTGGTGAATTATAGTCATCTACGTGAGGATTCATTTGGCTACCAACTTTTATTCTCATAATAATACCCATGCTATTCCACTCGTACTCATTATTTGTTATATCATTAACTTTTTTAACAACAAAATCAAAATCTGGAAATACTGATATGTTATTAAACCATAATGGATTGGACCAGCCATCTTTGGTCACCCACTCTGTTTTTGAGATGTGATCTTCAAACCGAGCTAGGTCCTCGTCAGACAAAAAATTTTCTATTTCCCAAACACGCTTATCTTCAGTCAGGTATCTTTTCATATTATAATTCTACCACTTATTTTTCAGTTAACCGCTTTTTCAGATTTCAGAAAATGTTAATATATTTTTAATTTGTACGATACACACCTAAAAACAAAACGGACATTTAGGATAGACCGCACATATTGAGCGTGAGTGTGTCCTATCTCACAGGGATATTCTAAGATTTATTCCGACACGCCGAGAGATAACTTGATAAATGTCAGTCCCCTAGTGTAGAGTTATCTTATAACAACAAACGAAAGGAGTCATACAATGACTCAACTAACAGAAACACTATACAGCACTATCGTGCACGACTTCCATAATGGTGGAGTCAAGTCCTCTTATGGACTAGATACCTATACACGCAAGGCTCTCTTGCGTAGCCTCCTATCCTCTAAGGCTTGCGAGTGTATCAACTGCCTATGTGATACAGATAACACCGCCCAATAGGGCGTGTCGCTTGATAATGTCAGCCCTATCCGCTACAATTCCTACTATAACCAACTAACGAAAGAAGAACAGATAATGACTATCACATACACACTATGGCAAGGCTCTCAACTACTAGCCGTCAATCAAAAGGCAAGCAAGCCAGAGGACATTCTAGCCGTAATAAAAGAATTAGAAAAACTAGGTAAGGGTTTCACTTACAACATTAGAGAAGTAGAGGTAAATAAGTAATGTCATACGCATACTCATACAATACAAACACGATAGATAAATACGAGTCTATCCAATCAGATGTATCAGACGCATACGCTTATCTAGATGAGGTAGATGAAGAACAACCACCCGTTGATGACTTTGATGATGTAGATGATGAAGAACTAGCAAAAGTATTCGCACTAAGTTGGGATAACTAATAATGACAATAGAACTAGACACTTATGGATTTATGCTTGATACAGAATGGGCTTATATAGCACTATCTTGGCAACTACTAATTACTACCGCTCTAGTAGCGGTAGCGTATAAGGCTTATAAGAAATGGGGTAATCGTAAATGACTGCTAATCGCATACTAACTACACTAGTCCAACTAGGTATCGGTATCCCCGCCCTGCTTATGTTGCGCCTAGTAATAAAAGACCTCTTAGAGAATGGACTAAAATGAAATCACAATTAGAAAAAGACTTAGAAATAAAAGAAAGTTTTATTGACTTACTAAATGATGTTTATCCTACTGTAAAGATTGGATACTCTACATTCACACCCGCCGAGATTTTAGAGTGTTGCGATCCTATTGCGTTTAGTATCGGATTAATAGAACACGAAGACTATTTAGCCGAATTAGAAGAAGAATAACGGCGTGTCGGCTTGACAATGTCAAGCTGGCCCGCAAAGGCACGGGGTCGGGCGTGTCGTTACGGAAGTGTTATAAATACCCTGAACTTTCGGGCGTGTCGTGTGAGATTAATCACACGCCTTGAGCGTCTTACTATGTGGACTTACTGGCTAGTAGGTAGAGAAATGTCAGTGCCCTAATGTATAATGTCTACTATAACCAACAACGAAAGAAGGTCAGAAATGAACCTAGATGAATTCAAGGCGCAAGTTATCGCCACCCGTGAAGCAAGCAAGGCGCAAGCCTTGTCAGTCCTCTCTGCTACAATTACAATTCCACAAACGAAAGGCGACAACTAATGTCAGCAAATGTCTATTCAATTCCCGATTTACTAATCGGCAAAATGTATCGCTCAAAATCAGTAGAGGGCGAAATTATCTCAGCGGAAATTCACCCGCAAGCAATTTGGTATGAAGGTGCTGAAGCGTATCGTGTAGAGGTGCGCCCAGTTTATTCAACAACTAGCGGAAAATCTCGCTGGTATGGAAATACCACTTATCGTTCAGTAGCCGTAAAGGTTGGTGAATAAATGATAAAAGATTATCTTGACGAAACCGAATTTTATTTCATAAAAGATGAAATGAAATTTCATTGTGATGAAAGCCAATTTATTTATGTGTGTAAAGCACACGGCGAGCAAATGGGTTGCTACTATTGCGAATTTGATTATGATAAAGAATGCGAGTGTGAAAACTAATGGGATACATTGAAATTTTTAGAATAGATGATGAAGGTGCTGGCTGGGTAGATTTAGCCGAAGCAACACCAGATGAATTATTTAACATTGAAATTGGATTACTAAACGAAGGAGCATTTGAATAAATGGGAAATCTAAAAGAAATCATTGCGGTTGCTTGCGATGAATGCAATGGCGCAGGATTTATTTTCTTTGGCGATGACAACAATTTTGATGTTGAGCCTTGCGATTGTGTAGATGACGGCTCACTATTTTTGAATGGAGAAAATAACTAATGTATAAAATAACTCTAGCCTATGACGGCAACGCTCCACATTGGCAAAAAGACTATGAAAACGAATTTGAAGCGTGGAAACATTTCTTTGCTTTCGTTGATTGGGGCTTTGCTGATAAGTTCTCAACTGTAAATATTTATAATTCAGAAATGAAATGCTTTACTAAAATTTTCTATCGTGAGGAAAGAAAGGTCGTTGAAGTAAAATGATGACAAGAAAAGACTATGTCGCAACCGCAGAAATTCTAAAGTATGCGAGCAATAAAACTCACCCTGCTTTATTTTCTAAAATTGTAAATGATTTCGCAGAAATGTTTGCGAAAGATAATGAGCGATTTGATGTAAAGCGATTTCACGAAGCGAGTGGATACAATGTTCCTAACTTCAGTTCAAGATAAAGTAAAACGAATTCAGGAATTGCGCCGCAGTAATGCGGCGCAACCTGTTCGTAATAAAAAAAAATACACAAGAAAATTAAAACATAAACGGCGTGTTGATTTGACAGAATGATCAGCTGCCCCTGCTTTTGTGGGGGTCTTGATGTGAATTACGACACATTTTAAAAATGCCCTGAAAATGCGGCGTGTCGATTATGATTTGTCAGTGGCTTACGCTATAATTCTACTACCAACGACGAAAGGCCCTTAATGAAATTAAAACGTTCTAATGATAGAAAGGTCGCTAACCTTGTCACAAAAAATGGAAAGCAAGCCGCAATTGCTAACACGTTCGGATTACCTGCTGGAAAGAATTATTCTTGTCCTGGCGCAACGTCTATTTGCGAGAGTGTCTGCTATGCAGGAAAATTAGAAAAGGTATTCCCTAGCGTTAAAGTTAATCTGCTACACAATTGGGAATTGCTACGCAATGCCGATATGGATACAATGCTTATTCTATTGGATGAGATGATTGTTGAATTTATTGCTGATTGTGAAAAGAAAGAGGCGCCTAAGTTATTCCGTATCCATTGGGACGGAGATTTTTTTAATGATGTTTATACTTATGCCTGGAAGACTATTATTGCTAATCATCCAGATGTTCAATTTTGGGTTTATACACGAGTAAAGTCTGCAGCGCTTATTCTTAAGGATGTATCTAATCTATCCTTATACTATTCTACCGATGATGAGAATAAAGAAATAGCATTCGATTTGAAAACTAATTCTAAGGTCCGCCTTGCATACCTAGGAAAGACATTCTCTGCAACGGAAAACACAATGAAAGAGTTAACTGGTAAGCCTGGCGCTAAGTGCCCTGAGAATATGAAGAGTATTCCACTTATCTCTAGCAATGGGTCCGCCTGCGTTTCTTGTGGTCTCTGCGTTTATGGTAAAGCAGATATTAGATTTTCTGCGAGTAAAAAATAATGTATGACATTCTTGGATCCTTGATCGGAATCATATTAATTGGTTTTTTATGTTCGCCAATTATGCTAGCAGTGTACATGTGGAACACCGCCAAAATAGATAATGATAATGACGGTAAAGAAGATTTGCCTAATCGTTGGGATAGGTAACGGAGTGTCGAGTTGACAATTGTCAGCTCGGCCCCTATATGTAGGGGGTTATCCACAGGCTTACGATAGTTATCCACAACCCCTGGAATTGTGAGTATTATCACAAAAGCTGCGACACGCCGAGAATAGATTAGGTAATGTCAGTGCCATAGGCTATAATACTCTTATACCAACAACGAAAGGTAAGTTATGTCTAATCTAATGAAAGTTCCACACACTATCGAGTTCGAGGCAGTAATTGACTTGGATAAAATTCCTGCAAGTTTATTGCCACGCCTGCTAACTATGGATACAAGTTTAATTACAGAGATGTGTAAGGGTGCAACAGCACACGCTCTCGGTATGTCTAACACACTTACAGTTGCAAATGAAAATAACACTTGGGCAGAATTAACAATTAAGGAGAATAACTAATGGGATACACAACAGCAGTAAGTTTATCTGAAGAATTAGATTTAGAAGTAGCACTAGGCTATCACTTACAAGGTAATCATTACCCGCCCGTTCCCCTCTCAATGGTCGAGCCTTGCATCGAGGCTATTGACGCTTATTGGGAAGAAGATTTTGATCGAGCAATCGAAATGCCTGAAGGCGTATCTTATAAAGGTCAGACTCACGCACCCGCTTGGGCTATTGTCGAGCAGCACCACTTAGAAGCGTGGCTACCTGAAAGTGATTAGCATCACACAATAAGTTTCTCAAATACTGAGATAGGGCTAGACTAATGTCAGACCCCAATGCTATACTACCAACCTAACAAAGAAAAGAGGCAACAATGACAATAGATAATCATCTCTATCAAGTTGGTGATTTATTCACCACCCTGAAGTCAAAGAAAACAGGTGTGATTAAAGAAATCCACCCACAGGCATCTGGCTCGGTGCGTGTGCTACTGGAAATGCCAACGAAGGAAACTCGCTGGACTTCAGTATCCGCTAAGACACTACTAGGCGCATAGTTTAGGGCAGGGGGGTTGTCAGACCCCCCTGCTATAATACAACCAACAACAACCAACCAACGAAAGGTAATACAAAATGAGCAGACAAATCACAGTAAAGGTAGCAACAAGCAAAGTAATCAAGGCACTAGAAGGCACTCTTGCTAAACTAGAAAACGATTACAACACACAGACCGCAAAGGAAGCAAAGTTCGGCAAGGCGCAAGAAGCGTGGCGCAAGGAAATCGGCAAGTGGGCTATGGCTAACTTCGCAAAGGCTGAGAACCTTCGCACAAACTATCGTCAATGGAACAACACTCTCAATGTTGATTTTGACATCATCACAAAAGATGGAACTTTCCCTGCTGAACCTGAAAAGGATTTTGAGGTTATCCATCAGCACCAGTATCGTGAGATGAAAGAGGACATCACAAATGCCCTAACAATTCTCAAGATGACAGATGAGGAAACAGTAAATGCTTCTACAATGAAGCAAATTGCTAAGTATCTCTAAATAAAATCGTTCTCGCATAACGATAAATTGCGAACGACCTGAGTATGTCGCCAAACTGCTCTCCTTCGGGAAACTACTAACAAAGGTAATACAATGGCAAATCGTTTTAGAGTAGAAATCTATGACGCAAATAAACTTAACGACATCACGATTTATTCGGATCAAGGTGTTGATAAAGAATATTTAACTGAATTAGTATTCAGCAACATCAGAAACTTTAGCGGAAAAATAAATGCTTATGTTTTTGATAATGTAAAGAAAAAGAAAACAACTGCTATGTTTCTTGATGAGAGCACAGTTGAGTTTAATAAAAACTTAATTAAAAATGCGACAAAGGTAGAGTTGGGGATTTAATCCCCAGCTCGGCCCCCGCTTTTGAGGGGTTATCCACAACGTTACGACAACCTGTGGAAAACCCTGAAAATTTGTGAGATTAATCACACCGATCAAATCGGACAAATGACTATCTAATCTAGACAATGTCAGTGCCACCTGTTATACTTACAACTAATCAAACGAAAGGTAAAAAATATATGGCTCACAATCTAGAAATGGAAAATGGCGAAGTTGCTTTCGCTCTCCGTGGCGCACCTGCTTGGCACAACCTAGCAAATCGCATCTTTACAAAAGATGAGGAAGTTACAACTGCAACAATGCTTGAAGAGGCAAAGTTAGCAAATTGGAATGTTCGCTTATCTCCAATCACCGAACACATTCCAGAATCTTGGAATGATGTTTCAACTGCATCTCTTGTCATTCGTGATAACCCATTCAACGGCGGAACTGATGTTCTTGCTACTGTTGGCAAGCGTTACAAGCCTGTGCAGAATGAGGAACTATTTGCATTTGCTGATGCAATTCACGATGCAAATGCTGATTGCCGTTGGGAATCTGCTGGCTCACTAAAGAAGGGCAAAGTGGTTTTCGGAACTGTGGACATTCCACGCACAATGGTTCTTGACCCACAAGGCGCTAACGATGAGACAAAGTTATATCTAATCGTATGGACATCACACGATGGTTCTGTTGCTGTTCAGGCAGCCGTTACACCTGTTCGTGTTGTATGCCAAAACACATTGAATCTTGCAATGCGTAATGCTAAGCAATCATTCAAGATTCGCCACACGCAATCTGTTGAAGGTCGTATTCAAGTTGCTCGTGAAACTCTTGGGCTTGCTCTTGGTTATTTCGATGAATTCGAAGTTCAAGCAAAAGCACTTTACTCACAAGCAATTACCGATGCTGAATTCTCTAAGTTGATTCAGACAATCTATCCTAAGCCTGAAAAAGATGCTAAGGGTGCAATCAAGAAATGGGAAAACAAAGTTGTTCTCCTTGATGACCTTTACCACAATTCACCAACTAACGCTACAATCAAGGGAACTAAGTGGGGTGCGTTCAATGCACTAACTGAGCGCCTTGATTATTATCGTTCAGGTCGTGGCAATGGCGAAACACTTATGGCGGGTGCATCAGGGTTCGACCCAGTTCTAACCGCAGAAAAAAATAAGTTGTATCGTATGGTTGCAACTTTCTAAAAAACTAAATAAAAATCCTGAGCAAGATTTAAAACTGCTCACAATTTTTCTTGGTCTGTTAGCTCAGTTGGTTAGAGCGCTACCTTGTCACGGTAGAGGTCGACGGTTCAAGTCCGTTACAGATCGCAAAGCGCCCGCAGTATTGAGGGTGTGACAAGTATCATACGAGGAGATAAAGAAATCCCTGGAATTCTATTGTATATGTCAGTGGGCCCTGGTACAATTCTCTCATGACCAACGAACTAGTATCAAGCAAATATACATTTGTCTGCGACCCAGATGAATGTGACTGTCTAATTGAATTAACATCATCTGATGGGTTTGGATTCCCTTCAGGTGTGACAGAACTCACATGCCCGTGTGGTCGTAAGACCACCTTGGTGTCAGTGGAGAATGCTACAATTGCACCAACAACCCAAACGAAAGAGGAAAAAATGGAAGAGACAACAACATCTGCAGTAACAGTTCCTGATACATATAATTCTAATCTATTGGTTACATACAAAGTAATCCGTGGCTATTCAGATGCAGAATATGCAACTGATAAAGTTGCTAGCATTGAATGGGACCTACACAATGGGCGCCAATCACAAAAGCGTGTAACAACTTTACTATCTCAGATTGATACAGTAAAAGATATTATCACTGAAGCCTATGAAGATTCAGAGGATAAGGATACACTTCGTGCAATTGCTGAAGCGCTTTCAATTGACCTAGTAAGAGAAGTTCTCTTCACCGCAACTCTTGAAGTTAGCGGAACATATACCTATAACATTCTTGATTCTGATTATGAATTAGACCTTGATTCAGAAGTCACAGATGCTCTTTATGCCGATTCAAATAACGGTAACATTGAAATCAATGACACCGAAGTTTGCCACGTAAGAGAAGCATAATGTATTTTGAGTTGACTGCTCCCGATAGGCTATCTCTTGAGATGGCTTATTGGGATGCACAAATTATTGGACTTGACCCTGAGTTTATGCCACCGTTGACTTTCAATGTTGGAACTGGTAGTATTGAGAAAGTAAGTCGCATTCGTGATAAGTATAATTTAAAAGAATCATACTGGTCAGACAAAGAAGCGACAGGATACTAGGAGATAAAATGTCAGACTATAAAGATGGATTTCAAGACGGGTATAAGTTTGCTCGTGAAGAAATGATGGAAAAGTTATCAGAGATTGACATTGCTGATATCGACTCTTGGATTCTTGACCGTCTTTCAGAAATGATTGAAGGTAACCAACTGTGATGGCTGAATGGCTTAAGTGTGATCAGTGTGCAGCTCAGGCAATGTGGGAAGCAAAGAAAGATGAGATGTCTCTTTATTTTTGTGGACATCATAAGAATGAACAAGGCGAGCCCCTTGTGGACTGGGCCGAAGAAATGGTACAATTACTCAACTACGAGCAACAACTAACAAAGGCGGAATAAAATGGGCGACAGAGCAAACTTTGGATTCAGAGATTCCAAGGAAAATATTGTATTTCTATATGGACACTGGGCAGGGCACCGTATGCTAGAGAATTTAGCGGACGCTGTGCAGATTGCACATCCACGTTGGAATGACGAGGCATATGCAACACGTATTACTATCAGTCAAATGATTGGTGATGAATGGGCTAGCGAAACAGGCTGGGGCATTAGCGTTAATGAATTGGCCGACAATGAGCACAAGGTCCCTATTATTGATTGGAAGAATAAAACTTTTACATTAATGGAAGAGGACCTGCAGACTGTAGTATTTAGTACAACGTTGGATGCATTTGTTGCTAAGTATTGTAGTCAACTAAGTATGGTATAATTATTCCAGGACCTATGGTCTTGGATTTAATACAGAAATGAAATGGTGCGTCTAACTAGTCTACGGGCCAGGCGCTAAGTAAAGCGGTTTATTTCTTTCGTTGGAAATCTAGCAGCCATATTCATTACCCCCCAGCTTTTGTTGGGGGGTATTTTTTTGCCCGCAAAGACATGAGGGTATCAGATCTCTTTTACGACGTCAATAGGAAATCTCCTGAAAATTTGTGATCTTGACCACAAAGCTGAATTATGTGTCCTGTATCACAGGCAAAATCTATTCCAAATGTCAGTGGTCCATTGTATAATTGGAACATATCAACGAAAGGATATAAAATGCCAAATTGGTGTTACAACACATTAACTATCCAAGGACCTAAGTCTGAGGTAGATATGATTAAAGATAGATTGAATGCTCCATTTACATTAGCACAAGAGACATTCGGTATGGGTGATATTTCTACTATGGGTTTCCCCACCAAAATT